GTAGATAATTGATATACATCTGTTGTAGCTGTAGGAACCAAATAATATGTAGTGCTTGTTTGTAGAGGTGACGGCAACAAATCTGTTGAAGAAAATGTTATTGGTTGCCCTGTAATAGAACCTCTACAAGATGACATACAGCTTGCTGCTGCTATTTCTGCTGCAAGTCCGGGTATTGTAACTGTATTATTTGTTGTGTTTACATTTGTAACCGTAAGCGGAGCATAGAAACTATTGTTTGTCATTGGGGTATTGGTTATTGTAGTCGAAAGAAATCCATTTGAGCTTTGCACAAGAATATTTCTTTCAATTTCTGTACATTCTTGATGTAATGCTAAATCTGTTACGATTCCATTAGCTGCGTCTGATGCTGGTATGAACCCTCTTGGATCTGCTGACATTTTTAATCCTCAATTTTTAATGCTGTATCATGATTAGATTTTTTTATCTTATCACTTACATTATCGGCGCCAGCTGCAAAACCAACATTATATGCTGCCATTAAAGCTTTTTTAAGTTGATACCCTGCCACGTCATGAAAGTCTAGTGAGTCTCTACCTTGAACTTCTAATGTTGATATATGCAAGTATTTGTTAGCTATATCAGTAAGTATACGATTCACTTCTTCATCAGTATGAATATCTTCTGAAATATTTTCTAATTTTTCAACTAACTCGTTAATATTCATTAGTCCCTCTTTCTCACTGCTTTCAAAGCCATATTACTTACTGCTGCCTTGTTGTCTTGAGATTTTTTAACTGTTCCTGGCACTTCTTGCTGATCAGTAGTATTAAATTCTACAACTTGGTTAGTTATATTTTTTATAAAATTGTTTCCTGCAGGGAACATATTTTGTAATTGTTCTAAACTTATATCCATTCCGCGTTTTCTAAATTCGTTCATAACTACTTGCGTCGGAACTTTTGTATTACCACCAATTTTTAGAAACATCAAAGCATCTTTTACATTAGCTGCTAAATCGCCACTAACGTCTTCAGTTACTTTTTTTTTACGTTACCAGCTTTTGCATCTAACATTTTAGAAGTATTCTTTGGTGTCTTTGGATTAACTTCCTTCTTTGCCATATGTTCTGGGTTACCCATCTTACGCGGTTCTGCACTTTCAAAATGTGGTGTTGATGTTGATAGCGGTGACATAGAACCATTATCACATTCATCAAGATCACAAGCTTTAAAAAACTTTGAATGATTAAAACGTGGGTTCATTTTCTTAAAAGCATCTGCGTGTGACTTAGCTAATTCTTTACGCTTTTCAACATCTGGGATGTGCTTCAATGTATCTGCAATCATTTTAAAATGCTTACGTGTTGCGCCTTCATCCATAAGAAGTTGCTTGCTTGAATCTTCTGAACTGTCTTCTTTTACTTTGCCGAAGCCATGTTTTGCACGTAATGCAAATTCATGTTGCTTTATTTCTTTTGAAGTTGCTGGATCTGCTTTTCCAGTTGACTTCTTATGCGCTTCTTGACTTTTCTTTTCAGATGAAAGTTCTGATCTGATCTTTGCTTGTGGCTTGCCTTTGAACATGCCCTTATCTTTAGGAGCAGTGTGCATTTCTACACCCCAATCTTCCATCAAAGCAACTGATTCTTTAAGTTTCTTAACTTTATCTTTAATCATTGCATGTTTCTTTGGATCTTTTTTCGCTGCTTCAAGTATTACGACCATTTTTTCAATTAATTTTTTCATTTCAACAAGCTTATTACGTCTTGATTGAACGCTTTCTTTCTTAACTCGGCCTAGTGGTGCTTCTTCTCCGCCAGCTCCTGCTTCATGTCCGACAAACATATCTTTTTCTTCTCCGCCTGGCAATTCATCTTCTGCTTCATCTGGTGCTGCCATAGGTGCATTTGCTAAAGGTGCTGGTGCTGCTCCGTTTGCTGCCATTCCAGAATCTCCAGTCAATGCCAAAGCTGTGTTATCAATAGAAGACTTTGAATTCTGTAATGCAGTTAATGCTGCTCCGAGAAGATTTCCAACTTCTGTTTGAAACTGATCGCCGCGTTCGATGCCAAATTCTGCTTTAAGACGTTCTGTCAATGCAGACATATCTTCGATTTGCATACGAGAAATCTTTTCAGCCATTTGCTGAAGATCATCAGTAATAGCTTTAACGCCTAAAATAATTTCGGCTTTTTCCATTTCTGATTCGATTAGCATTGAAATAGTTGTTCTTTTTGTCATTGTATCTTCTCCTAATTTTTGTTCTTCATTCTTTCTCTTCTGTATCTTAACAGCATCTGAAATATCTTTTGTAATTTCTTTTTTAACAACTGCTTTAACTTTATCGGTGATATTTAAAAGATCGCCCGATGATAAACCATCTAATTCTTTTTCTAAAGCAGTATTTGTTGGTGTCGAATAATTCGGATCTCCACCATTTACTCCAACATAAACTTCTGCTTTTTTTAGATTATCTGCTGGTGCTTGCTGATTTACTGCATTTGTTACACTAGCTTCAACATCATTATAATTATTACCAACAACTTCAATTGGTTCTTCTATATTTAAGTGATCCTGCGTAAAGTATAAATCAGGACGATTATCTTTCGGGTTTTCAAGGGTTTTTTGCTTTTCTTCTTGAGTTGCATAATTAACCAATGATCCAGTTTTTGGGTCTATACGATAGGTTCTAATTTCTAACAAGTTCACTAAATGACCTAAAGCCTCTAATACGATGATATTTTTTCTATATTTGTTGTTAGTATATTCATAGCTACTTTCAGAGATCAATGCTTGTTGTTCCTGAATTTCTGATTTAAAACTAATAACATCATTCAAAGAACGTTTTCCTACTAATGCTGCTGATAAATCATACCCAAAATTACTATTAAGTGTTCTAACAAGTTTTTTATAAGAAACATAATCATTTGGATCGGCATATGATGAAAACATTATGAAATCTCCAAATTGTTAGACTTTATTTTAATTGACTCTTTTAGTTGAAGTGCTTTACTTTTGCAAGATTCAAAACGATCTTCATAAACTGGATTTTTAGTTTTTAAGAATTTTCTCTTATATAAAAGAGCATCTTGGTAATTGATTCTAAATGATTCATCCATCATTAAAAACTTAGATACGTCTTTGCTATTTGCTGCTTTTCCGGAATTTAGTAATTTTACAATAGCTGTTGCTGCTGCATAAGTTCTAATATCTTCTAAAATTGTAATTTTTGTTTCAGTATTATCAATACTATAGATAACTTCTTTACCTTCGGTAATTTTTTTAATTTCCCATTGACCTATCTGAACTCCGTTATTTGTTACTTTTGTCTTTACGGCTAATTCAAATTCTCCAACAATCTTTTCTTCAAGTAAAACAGGTTTAATATTTTCTTCAAACATATTATTAAAACGACTAAGAATATCGCGCATCTCTTTATGTGAATGCACACCTTCTGTAACAACTTGTTTTTCTAATTTTGTAGCAGATTTTTTTTCAGAAACTTTGGATAGGGCAACTTCAGCTTCTTCTACTCGATCTGTAATTTCATTAAGTTTTGAAATTAAGTCCTTGAAGTGCTTTTTATTTTCTGAAACTTCTTCAGATTTTGATTTAGTTACCATCTGTTTCTCCAACAGTTTTTGGTGCATTAAATGAAATGCTATTCCCATTAATATTTAGAACATTTTTACGTACAAGGCCTAAAACAACCTGACGTTCTCTATCATTGAGGTGAGAAACTTCTGTTATTTTCTTATTTTTTACCTTTTTTAAAACTTCAACTTCTTCGTTGAAAACTGGTAAGCGCATCTCTCCAAAAATTTCTATCATTTTCATAATTATAGCCCCGCATTTTTGATGAGTGCCATTATTTGGGCATTATTTTTAGGATCTTTTACATTCTTGATTTCAACTTTATGTGTCTGTGGGTTTTTCAATGCCACAGTATCAGTTTTACTATCTGCATCTACAATATTGTTTACTGCTAGAGCAGGTGTAGCCGGAGTTCCTGGTTTCGGAGATGTTGGTGATACTGTTCCAGCAGTTCCGACTGCGCCAACTGATCCCACTGGGGCTACCATTCCAGTCATGCCCAATGTTCCTGCTGTTGATGCACTCGGCGCTGTTGATTGTGCTGCCATATTATTCACAGCATTAGGAGTATTTGCAGCATTTGTGGTTGTGTTCGCAGCAACGCCCTGATGCGGTGATTGTTGAGAAATTTTTCTTAATTCTTGTGCTACTTTCAAATCAATTGCTTCATGATATTGATCTTCAGCTAATTTATGTTTTCCGACGATTGCACTAATTTTAGGAAGGTCTTTATCTTCCATTGCAATACATAATGCTACGTAATCTGTTAATGGTAAATCTGATAAAAATTTTTGAGCTTTTACTTCATCAATCTTAGCTAATCTTGATAATGTTTCGGCGGGATTTTTTACATCAGTCTGAGTTGTATCTAAAGTATCAGAGTTTGTTTCATCTGGAAGTTCTTCTTTTAAATGTTCTTCTGGTTTATCAAATTTTTTTAATTCATTTTGAATTTTTTGTAATTTAGCTGCAGTCAACTTTGTATTATAATCTTTATGATCTGGATCCCATCCTTCTAGTCTAAAAAGATACTTTCCAACTTCATGACGAGCCAATCTTAAATTGCGCTCACTTACGTTAGAGTAATCTATATTTGCAGCTAAGTCATCCATAGAAATTCACCAAAAAATCGTTATATCTTATTTATCAATTGTTTAAGGTTTAACCAAAAAAAGAGAGCGTCTTTTTAAGAACGCTCTCTTAAATTCACATCTAATTAAACTTAGTAAATTGCAGTGAAGGTTAGTGATGCATTTGCACCCATAACTAACGATGCGCCACTGAAAGGCAATGGGCAAAGTGCTGTTTCGTTCTGTAAAGCATAAGCTAATGAACCTGGGAGTGACCCAGAAACATCAGAATTAATCCATGCATTTGTGTGTTCGATCATAAAGTTCAAAACATTCACGGTTCCTGTTAGTGAAGATGAAGCGACATTAATCATGTCATCCTGCATCGTTACTGAACCAGTAAGAGCCAACGCATTACCATTTGTAATGTTTGCGCCAGTTACGAAACTAATACTTGCTAGTGCAATAATAGTTCCGGCAAATGCTGTGGTTGAACCCAATGTAGCTGAACTTCCGACAACCCAAAATATGCTGTTAGAAGCATTGCTGTTTATAACGTCAACTACAGAAGCACTTGCTGTTGTAAGTGTGCTGCCCATAATAACAACAATCATTTTATTTGACATATTCTGAAAATCAAGAGTTACTGTTCCGGTAAGACCAGCAGAAGATGCATAGCTATAAACTCCTGGAGTCAAAGTCTTTCCGCCCAAGTCGCCTGTTAAAGTGGTTGATGGCATAACGCTAAGAGTGTTATAAGCTGCGTGTGCATCAGTAAGAGCTTGAATTGTAGCTGCGTCATCTACGGTATGTACAGTTCCTGTAACTGTCCAAGGACCGGGAGTGATTGATGATACTGCGCCAACGTCGCCAGTGATAACACTAGAACCTGTATTTGTTACAGAAGCACCAGCTAGAACTGCGAAGTTTGCTGCTGACTTGAGCGTTGCAGAAGCTCCTGCACTCAAACCATATTGAGCTAGATTTTGAGCAGGCAAAACATGCAAACCAGTAACAACTGGTTGTGCTTGGATCCCGATGATTTCGCCAATACGGATCAAATCTTCGCCGCTATCCAATGCAGAAAAGTCATCTGTTGATAGTGGAACTAGAGTTGCCAATGAGTAAAAGTCGATTTGTGAGGTGAGATGTTCACCGTTTGCTAGTGAGCCGTGATCGCGGTCATTTGCGAATGAAGTAGTCATTTGTATACCTGTGTGTGTGTGAAAACTAACAAAATTGTAGGTCTTCTATAAATGTATTTAATAAATTTAGCACAAAAAGAAAGAGCGACACGTTCATGTCGCCCTTTCAGATTATTAATTCAATTCAAATTAGAGAATTGCGCTAAAGAACAATGCTGCATTTGAACCCATTGTCAAAGTTGCACCACTAAAAGGTAGTGGGCACAAAGTGGTTTCATTTTGCAAAGCATAAGCTAATGTGCCAGGAACTGAGCCAGAAACATCTGCATTATTCCATGCATTTGTGTGTTCGATCATGAACTTCAACTGATAGACTGTTGTTATTCCAGATGCCAAACCATATACTGTTGAATCGGCAACACCAGTAATAACATGCAAACCAGTAACAACTGGCTGTGCCTGCATCCCGATGATTTCGCCAATGCGGATCAAATCTTCGCCGCTATCCAATGCAGAAAAGTCATCTGTTGATAATGCAACTGAAGTGTTGAGTGTATAAAAGTCCAAAGCTGAGGTCAAATGTTCGCCATTTGCCAATGAACCCTGATCACGGTCGTTTGCGAATGTAGTAATAGTCATATTATATCTCCTTAATAAGTGTGTAAAGACAAACTAAAAATGTGAGTCTTCTATGAATGTATTTATTCAAGATGTCATATTTTTTTGAGTTATTTTACCGCAAAAGACAAAACCCAGTATTAAAACTGGGTTTTGAAAATAATATAATAAAAACAATATTTTATGAATCCAAAAATGTTCCGAGTGGATCTGCCGCAACTGCTGGGAAAATAGAATTCACACCAGTTAAGTCTTCAAGAATACAATTATCCATACGAATTCCTAATGTAATATTAATTGGATCTGTTGATGAATAGTCAACTTCACCAAATGCAGCCGACTTCAAGAAGCAACCTTCTAGAGTCCATGCAACTGAAGCAGAATCATATCCGCCGTTTAAAATCTGAATTTGCATCGTGAATTTATAATTTTGACCAGCGCGATAACCTGATTGGTTATAATGATCCATCTGCATTTGCATTTGTGCGCCAACTGCTTTAGCAACTGTATTATCAACTGTGTCACGAACTACTAATTCAATATCTGACCAAATATTCTTGCCAGCGTAATATGCAACGTTGTTATATGAATGAATTTCTTTTTCTTCTTGTGTTGCTGATGGCAAACCACATGTATTTGTATTCAATGTAATCGGATCTGTTGCTACTCCGCCGCCAAGACCTAACATAAGAACCCTAAAACGATTCTTGAGCTTTGGCTGTTGCATCGGTCCTTGACCTGTATTACCAGTAACATTTATCCCGAAACGGTCTACGGTTTTCACTGGAGGTGGCATAGGAATCGTCATATTAAATCTCCTTGAATAATAATCTCATACACTTATTTATTCAAGGTGAAGAATTTTAAAAATGACCTTTATTAGACTGTAATTTATTGATTACGCACAAAAATATAGCGCAATAAATGCGCTATATCTCTAATTTAATATTTTAATATTACATTTTAACTGGGTTTAAATCAGAAATCAAAAGGTGCTTTTCAATAACGCCCGGATATACTGCGACAAACTCTCTTGCGATTTGTGTTAAATTCAACTGAATTGTAGCTAACTCATTTACTACATTTGTAAAGCGCATTTTAAATCTATCTGAAACAACAACGACACCATTTGTTCCGCTTGTTGCTACTTTAATTTCTTGCAACATAAGCTTCGTTAAGTTTCTATCAATTTTCATCTGGTTCATTAAGTCTCGTGTTAGTGGACGTAGTTCTTTGCGGCGAAGTTCATCTGACTCATCAAAATCATTTTCATCCATAATTTCTTTTTCAAGCTGAATTATTAGTGTTTCTAGAATGTCAACTCGGAGTGTAGATTCTTTTTCAATGTTTAAAATAGACGACGAAAGTTGCTTATTATTTTGTAGTGATTCTTGACTGTGCGGTACATTTTCATTAAAAAACATTTATTCTCTCCGTGTTGATTAATTATTTAATATATCTAAGTATATCACGATGAGGTTATATGTCAATAAATTAATTTCTTAAAAAAGGCATTATTAATTCAACAAGAATTAAAACAATAATCGTATGATCTGTAGTCCAGTTCCATGCTAATTTTACATAAAAATTTCCAATCTTTTTATATAATTTTAACTCTTCTTTAGCATATTCTAAAATAAGATTAACATCTCGTTTAGAAATATATGTTCCGATTCTGTCTTCAAAACCAAGTTGCTGTAATGTGTAATTAACATCAACATAACTATTTTTGAATATTGTTTTGATGCTGCGCTTTGAGTCTTCTCGCAAAGAACGAGACGGCTTAATTATTGCCGCACGAGCTTCTTTCATGTCTTGCGCTGTTAAAATATTTGCAAATACAAAATTCATTTTATTCCCATATTAATCATATTTTAATTATACATAAAACCCTTTAAAAACGCTAGTTTTTTATAGGTCAAGAGTTTTAAAATATAGTTGATTTTGTTAAGCACTTGATATATAATAAATCTATGTTAGTCAAGTGTCAAATTTGTGGTAAGAAATTTAAGAGTCTATGTCGTCATGTTAAGACGCATGATTTGACTTGTGCTAAATATAAGTTAAAATTTCCAAAAGCCAAAATAATTTCTAAAGATATTCATGATAAAATGGTAGCAAATACATCCGGTGCAAATAACCCAATGTTCGGACAAAAACATAAAAAGAAATCTAAAAAAGCAATGAGTTCAAAGAAAAGGGGTCGGGTGGCGCATAATAAAGGAAAGAAATTAAAAGGAAAGGTATTAAAAAATTTTAGAGTTGCAATAAAAAGAAGAACAGAACAATTGCGAAAAGAAGGAAATATAGTTTCACCAAAAATGAAGAAATATCACGAAAGACGACGAAAGAAAAAAGAAAGCAAATTAGTTAAGAAAAGAAAAGAAATATACAAACGTGTTGCTGCGCGTAAGAAAAAGTTTGCAAAAGATTATCTTATTGCGTGTGCAGTGGTTCACAATAATTTTTATATCTATACCAAGAGCAAATATGAGTCTGCTACCACAAAAATGATTATTATTTGCCCAATACACGGCGAGTTTTTGCAATCTCCGATTTGTCATTTAAAAAAAAAGCAAGGTTGTAAACTTTGTGCAAATGAAAAGTTACATAATGATAGAAAATTTAGTCAGGAAGAAATTTTAGAAAAATTTAAAGAAGTTCACGGAGATACATACATCTATGATTTGGTGGATTATAAAAATAGTTATACCAATGTTGCTATTGTTTGTCGCAATCATGGTGAATTTAAACAAATACCGTACAATCATTTAGATGGGGCTGGATGTCCCAAATGTGTGTTTCAAAATAAGAAATTATTTTCTAAAGAAAGTAGAAAAGTTTTAACTCCTATTTTGAAATTGTTAGATGATAAGAAAATAAAATACTTTTTTGAGGAAGATGAGTTTCAAGTCGGTGGATATCATTATGATTTATATATTCCGAAATTAAACATAAACGTAGAATATAATGGATCCAATTGGCACCCAGATGTTCATGACGAAGATGTGTTAAAAAATTGGGATATTTGGCTTAGTGGTATAGCAAAATTACCGGCTGATAAAATAATGAGTAGAGATCAAAAGAAAGCAAAATTGCTTTATACAACTGTTGGTGCAAGAACTTGGTTCATTACTCCTACAAATAAAGATATGTATATTTCTTTTATTATTAAAGAAATTAAGAAATTAAAAAAGCGAGAATAAATCTCGCTTTTTTCTTTTAATGTAACTTTAAATCTTATGATGATTGTGTTAGCGCAACTTGAAGTGCAACTGGCACATAAATAAAATCAATGGCAAAAGTTGGCTGAACCGCTATATTTATGTAGAGTTCATTTGCTGCAATTGATGCTGGTGAATTATTTGTAGTATCACAAACGAGAGCAAAATCTGTCAATGCTCCTAGTCCAACTAAACCAGTCAAGAACTTATTGCCTAAATCAGCAGCAGCAGCACGAGTTGCTGGTGTGTTCAATTCAAATAAGAAGCTTTCAAACAAAATTGGTAGAATATAACGCAAATAAACAACAGTTCTAGCAACATTCACACGTGTTGTTAAGTCAGTGCTTGTTGCATCCAAAGTTTTATCTCCGCGAACTATCAAACCTTGTCCAGGAATGAAAACTATTGGGTTAATATTATTTGTGTATAGCGCATCTCTTTGTCCTTGATTTACGTTGTAAGGAATATATTCGTATGTGTTAATATCGATGTAACCTACGCTTGACGCATTGTTTACAACACCACGACGAGTTCCTGCTGGAGGAGTCCAAAGATAACCAACACGATCATTATATCCATAAACATTAAGAGCAATGGTTGACGAAGGTATAGCAACGCTAGTTCCGTCTACGTTTGTTCCGAGTCCCCATGGGTAATACATAGCTGCATAATTATATGCTGTTACTCTGCCGAGTCTTCCGTTATTCGCAACATTTGCCTTATCAGTTGCCCAATTATTAATTGAAGTTGCATCTGGTGTCAATGTTGAAGGAACATCAGTGATGATGAAAGCTGTTTCTTGACGATCAACGTTCAATGTAACCAAGTCTGCAAATACTTCAATATATCCTGGGCAAGCCAAAAGATTGAAATATAAGTTTGGATCTTGAACTGCTTCGTTTCCGACAATTTGTGCTGCAAGAGCTTTTACGACTTCTGCACGTTGAGCGAAACGTCCTATAAGAACAACACCGTTCAAATCATTGCCTGAGTCTGTAACCCAACGTCCTGGACTTGCGTTCAAATATGCAACAACTGATTCTTGTGCGCCCGGATATGCTTCTTCATATGCTGCGTTTAAGAATGTTCCGACTGCAACGCCAGAGTCTGAAACTCCAGTGAAATAAGAATTACGGCGAACTTTAACATTGTCTGTACCAATTTCAGTGTTGAACAAAAGAATTCCAGCTGGGAAAATCTGCGGATTCAAAATTTGTAGATCAACTGGATCAACATAATTTGAACGTAACAAATCTTCTGGTAATGTACTAATTGCTTGTGCTGTATAAGAATCTACAGTTGTCAACCAAGGTGCAACCGATGTGCTATTAATTCCTGGACCAGAATCTTGACGAACATCTCCAAATACAATACCCATAGGGGTTGTATGATCTGTATTATCTACTAGATTCCATGCACCATTCAAATAACGATAGATTGCTGGGTAGCCAACTACATTATCAGACTGTATCCACAAATCATAATTTTGAAGTGGGTTACCATTTGATTGTGTTGTTGGTTGTGCTGATGTTACTTGTGGACCATTTGGATCAGTCAATGGATACATGTTAAGATAGCCGATCCACTGACTTCCGTTGTCTACCATTATGTCAACTGTGAGAGAAGGATTAAACCATAGAGTTCCTTCTGCTGCAACTTGTGTAGGAGAATTGATTGATGCTGTATATGTCAAATCGATCCAATTTGAGAACACGCCGGTTGGCATACCTAGTGATGCCAATGGAGTATTTGTTCCATCTACTAAATTAACTGCTGAACCATTTGTTGAAGAAATTACCAACTTACTTGCTGTAATTGATGCAACAACATGTGGGATAGTTCCGTCTACTGCAACTGCTGCATTAATCAAAGTTGCTAACAATTGTGCTGTAGTTTCTGCGCCAGTTGTAGTAACTGTTACTGCATTTGAAAGAGTGCCAATAGCTGCGCCTGCTGATTCACGAGATTGAATTGTAAAAGTGCTTCCAGATATTGGAGTTACATAGCTGCTGGTTTCTGCAACGCTAATTGGTAACAATGAAGAAAGTTGTTTAATTACCATTGTTGCTTCTGGAGCTGAAACTGTACCTTCAGTATTATACTGAACATACAAATTATTAAGAGTTAAACCATATGCAACTTCTGCATCAACATCGTTATCAGAAAGAGGAGCAGCAACTGTTTGCCATTGTGCTACTGAACTATTATATTTCTTAACGACAAAACTTGCTCCATAGTTTGGATTTGTTGTCTTGATCCAAACATCTCCAGCATGTGTTCCCACTGGAACTGATGTATTCGGATCGAAGAATAATGAGAAACCAGATGTTGTTGTTGCTGGCATACCTATTGCAGTTAATAGTGATGCTGTTGAAGATGGGCTTATTGTAATTCCCAAACCTGCTGTGTTTGTAATAACTAATTGTTGACTTGCTAAACCACCTGCTGATGCTATAGTATTTGCAATTGCTGCTGCATTAATATCCGCAATAATTTGTGCTAGTGTTGCAGCAGACTGAATGCTTACTGTTGCTGTGGTATTACCAGAAGTAATAACCAAAGATGCTGGGGTTGCTGAATCAACTGTATTATCTATCATTGTAACAGAACCAGTAAGTGCTATTGCGCTGCCAGCTGACATTGATGCTGTGCTATCCATTGTAATACTAGTATTAGCTAGAATAGTTCCAGCAAATGTTGTAGAAGATCCAAGTGTAGCTGAACTGCCTATTACCCAAAATACTTGATTTCCAGTTCCGGTATTATTTTCAATAACAACTGATGATGCACTTGCTGTTGTTAATGTGCTTCCAGTTATAATTACGATTTGTTGGTTTGATAAATCTTGGAAATTAAGCGTTAATGTTCCAGTCAAACTTGCTGAAGAAGCATAGCTATAAACTCCTGGCGTTAGTGTCTGGCCGCCTAGATCACCAACTAAAGTAGTTGATGAAAGAACACTTAATGTGTTATATGCTGTTGTGGCGTCAACTAAGGCTTGAATAGTAGCTGCATCATCTGCAGTATGGACTGTTCCGTTTACTGTCCATGGACCGGGAGTTATTGATGATACTGCGCCGACATCACCCGTAATTACACTAGAACCTGTATTTGTTACAGAAGCACCAGCTAAAGCTGCGAAGTTTGCTGCTGTGTGAAGAACTGCTGTTCTTGTATTTGTGCTAATTGATCCAGGGATTTGAACAGTTCCCATCAAAACTGTAGGACGTGCTGCTTTCCATTCTGGAGAACCTACCAACAACCATGCTGTTGAAATTTTTTCATAAAGTGAAATTTCATTTGTGAGCGGATTTATAACAACTGCTACGTTTCCGGCTGCGCCGAATGTAGTCAACGGAACATAACTTCCATCAACTTGATCTCCGGTTGGTGTCAAAACTGCTAGTTGATTCCATGCTAAACCAGCGATAGGATTTCCGTTTGCACGAAATGCTCCGAATGAAGTATTTGTATAGTCGAACCAATATGTGCCATTAGCTGGTGCAGAAGTTGGAGCTGATTCTTGTGGTAGTAACTGTGCCATATCCAAATCTGCACGAATAACATTTACGCTATTTGCTAGACCAAGATAAGACCAAGCAGCATGAAGTCCGAGTTCATTTGTTTCATCACCTTGTTGAACTGTTCCATCTACTACATTAAAAAATGGATTACCGAATGTTTGAAGAATTTCACGTTGACTTGTTATTGTATAAATTTTACCTGCGTTTGCTGGCAAAGTTCCTGGCGCGATTGTAACACCGTCTGAAAGAAGCTTGTTTGATTTAGTCGCCATAAAAATTGTAGGGACTGTACCAGCTGCTACTGCGGGTGCTGATGCAGTTTGTGTGATAGAAACTTGTACTCCTGGTGATGTGAGACTCGCCATATTATTGCTCCTTAAAATTCGATTGATCGCGCATCACTTTTAATGGCGCGGATCTCTGTTTATATTTAGTTATTTGTTGAAATATAACGTCAAATGGTCAATAATTGTTTGTATTCACTTTGTAATTTTTACAAATAAAACAGCAATATAACCCAATTAGCCTATAACAAATGAAGTTGGCTGGCCGCCATCTGCATAATTCTTTAATTGCTCTTCTAAAAGAGCTAACTCTGCATTTCCTTCAGCTTTGAGTTGGGCTCCGTTCATTGATATTCCGCCTTGAGGGCCGGCCAACGATTGAAACTTTTCACGAGCTTCTCCGAGAATTAGCTTACTGTATGCAATTGAACAGTCTAGAAGCCACATTCCTGCATATGGATCTATAAAGAGTAATTCTTCTGGTCTATACATATACACCCACAAAAGAACTTCTTCATATCCTCTTGGCGCCCGCATGATTTGGAGTTTTTTGGTTACTGTATTCCATGTAAAGTCCATATCGCCGCCGAACATTTTTGATGCCGTATTCAAATATTCATTATACAAATTAAAGGTCAAAAGTCCGCCCATTGTATTGGCTTGCAGCAAATACAGATTGGTAAATGCTAGGTCAAAAGGATCATATTCGATTCCACCTTGATAGCTGCTGTCGGCGGTTCCGCCAGTTCCTATACGACGACGAAAAATCTTTCTTACCTCAATTGTTTCAGAAGGTAAGATATATTCATTAATGTCTGTTTGAATTGTTAGGAAGGTATACGCTTCTTCGACTGCATTACTTGAACGCTGTCTATATTTCAATAAAGCACGATTTATAGCAAAATCAACATCTTCTTGACCTAATTCAACATCTACTAGGTTTGCGCCTAGTGCAGTCAAAACACCTTGACGAACTAATTCTCTTGCAGTGGTAGGTGCTGTATCATTAGGTGCTGTGTCAAAAAACGAACCGGTCATAGAATACTCCTTATTATAGGAGTATTTATCTATTGGTTAGTCTTTATTTTCTATAGGAGCGACATCATTGGATACGCCCGAACATAACTCATAAAAATTAATGTCGTCATCGTAACCATCTTCATCGTCAGAATAATACTCATCTTCGATTAGATCCATTAGTGGACGATCATTTTCTACAAATTCTTGATTTCCCCAAAATAACAACGGCTGTAAAGATCCGTCTGAATAACGATGCAAAACTTCTATTTGTTTGTTTTGATTTGTTACTTTATATTGAACTGCTGATGTTTTAGTGGTGAATACTCGAATAATATTCCCTTCTATGGCCAGCCAGGTTTCATTGTTTTTGTCGATTAGGATTGAGGAAGGTTTTATCATGTTTCACTCCTATATGAAATTATTACAATATATTTATCAATTTTAGACCTTAAAAACTTTCAATAATAATGTATCTTCGTTAAGGCGGCCATTAGGAGAATTTTGCTTTGCTTTTATTCCGGCGAAAACTTTTTCAAAACGATTGACTGACGTTCCGATCAGATGTTCAATAACATCTTCTGGTTTTCTTAATGTTTTTGATTTGCTTTTTTCAGAATCAAAATTTTGAACTGTTGTCCCTTTAATTGACAACCCATCGGTATTTTTTGCGTAATAAATTGCAACTTTTCTTGACTGTGTATTAAATGTTATCAAAGTTGGTGCAGAAATAATTGTAACCGGTGGTATAGATACCAATTTGAGTGCTGAGTCGCTTTCTTTGAATTGTAAATCTTTAACTTGCATTTGTGCAGGTTTTAATTTTTTCTTACGGGGATTCTTAATTTTTCCTAATTTATTTTCTGCACGAACATTTGAAAGAATTTTTTCAATAACTGAAACTATTTCATGTGCGGCAGCACGTAATAATTTAATAAATTTCTTTTCTTTTGGATCTGTAGAATTATTAGCATCACACTCTAATATAGTTTCTTTATAATGTTCTACCAATCTTCTTAGTGCCATTTGTGAGGGGGATTTTGACCGAATAATATCATAAACTTTATCGCTATCTAATTTCTTTTCTGTTGTTAGATGATCTAAAAAACTATACAAACTTACATACTCTAAAGTTGCTGATTGCTCTGCTGTAAGCTTTGCTGAAATATCTTTAATTACTTCTTTTTCTCTTTGTTCTTCTAATTTCATATCTTGATATTTTTTTCTAAGATTATCTAAATTATTCTTGAAAAATAAATCTGATTCTGGTGTTGTTGGTGCTTTACTCATTCTTAACCAGGACCCGGGTCCAACTCCGCCAATAAAACAATAATCTGGTAGTTCTTTTAGAAAAGAATATTCTTCTACACCATGCATATATTCTATTGCAATTTTCTTAAATGTTGCTGAATCGAATGATACGCTTGCCCAATTATAGGCCTGAATTAGTTTAGATTGGTAATCTGCGTCGGTGATCTTTACATTTTCCCATATCGGCTCGTCGCCTTGGGCACGACGCAATAAAACAGCATCAAATGATCCCGTTCTTTCTTTCTTTGCTTTTTTTCTTGGTGTTCTAGAAACTTCGTCGGACATTTTTAAACCTTTTCATTAACACATTTTTAATTGTAACAAATATGTTTAATGAAAAGCAATATTATTTTATAGGGTAATTAAAAAGTATATTTTGTTGTTATATTTTTGAAATGCTGATACATAGAATCTTTATCTGAGACCCAACTAATATAAGTAAAACGAAAACCACTATGAACCAATTCTTCCCAACGATGGTCTGTATCTCTATAAAAGAAACGCTTGTCTTTACGTCCTAGACCTTGTAACAACTTGTAACAGACTCGTTCGGCATCATTTGTTACTGACATTCCGTGGTCATCATCGATTAAAAAAACAGACTTATCATCTTCAAAAACTATCGTATATGATGCATTTCTATCAAACATTTTTATTCTTTCTTCTCATATAGGCAAGATATACTTTATCATAAAAGAAAAGTGTAGGATAAATTAATAAAATTAAGAATGTCTTTAAAAATGATTTCATTCTTCTAACAACTCTTTTTTGTGTTTTGGATTTTTATTCTTTTTATTTTTAAAAATCTTAGGTTTGAATTTTGGCTCAGTAAGACTCTTCGCAATTGGGTTGCGAATTTTTAATTTATGTTTACCTATTTTAACTGTTCTTGCCATCACACATCACCCAAAGCACAACTATGAAATTGTTATCAATCTTCTTCCTTCTCACGACTTGTATAAAAATTACTATGTAGCATTTTGACTTTAGTTAGTTTATCTTTTGGTACCAGACAAGCCTGCATATAAAGTCCAATATCATTACAAGAAAGCCCACCCTTAATTTCTACATCTTTGATTTTAATTACTTTATTGACTAACTTTTCAAATTCATTAACGCTAGTAGAAGTTAAAACGTAATAAGTCTTTGACATTAAACTCCGCCTCTATTTGGCATATAGCTGACGAACATGGTAATTACATCCATACGCAACGAATCGTCTTCTCCCATATCGCTTTCTTGGTAATCATAATATGAATATCCTGCACGATCAACACCGTTCTTATCATAACCATAACAGTCATATCCGTCTAAATCATATCGTGGATCATTTAAGTCCTTATATTTTTCAAACCAGTTTGCGTCTTGTTTATAAGCAAAATGAACCGTTGGACTATATTTTGCAGACATTATATTTCTCTCAAATAGGTTAATTTCTATAGACATTATATCAGTTTACAGTTGTTTGTCAATGAATGTTTTATTCAATAAATAGAAGATACAGTTAAAATGAGGTTAACGGTGAGCAAAGGTATAAGTCTATGGCGCGGTAAGAAAACAAAAGATTATGTTTTTCAAGATCGCACATGCAAAGAAATGATCGAACGAAGCGGAACACAGTTTAATGTGCATCGCTATATTGGAACTTATACCCAAAATGCCGATGGATCCGTATCAACGCCAACTAATGGGTCAGCACCAAATGAGTTGTCAATTCAAGATATTACTGTCCTAGAAAATCGAGATAGACAATACGATACTAATATTATTGACTTACACGGGTGTTATATTGTTCAAGATCCCGGTTTTGATTTATCACAATTCGGTATTATGCTTTCGGGAGATACTGTTTTAATAGAATTCCATTTGAACGACCATGTTGAAAAATTAGGTCGCAAATTAATGAGTGGGGACGTATTGGAGGCTGTTCATCTTAGAGATGAATTGCCACTAAATCAAAATGCTGCGCCAATTCCAAAATATTATGTCGTGCAAGATGCAATGTGGCCTGCTGCTGGCTTCGGGACAACTTGGTTCATGCATACATGGCGAGTTAAATGCACACCGATTATGGACACACAAGAATATCAAGATATTTTACAAAACCCAGCTGGGCAAGCTGACACAACTTCGGATTGGCAAAATTCTTTGGGGTCTCCATCTGCTGCTGGTACTGGTGCTGGTGTTCCCAATAATTCTGGACTTGCAACATCTGCTGGTAGCTCTGCATCAGTATTAGAAAATTATTTGCAGGTTACCAATTTATTAAATGCTGCTGCAAAAGCTGCTGTTGGCAAACGAGCAAATTTCATTCAACATCTTTATGTTCGCCCCGCTAATATAAAAGTTAAAGACGGACTTATAAATTGGGTAATGAACGAAAATTGCATACCGCCCAATTGGGATGGAGATTTTATTCCTAGTGGAGTTACATTCCCACAAAGTCCATGTGAGGGAGACTATTTTATTCGTTTAGATTATGAACCTATTTCTTTGTTTAAAAGAGAAGGTATTGTATGGCGTAGAGTATCTGAAAATTGGCGTTCTGAGTGGACTCCGGCGTCAAGAATTCTAGATTCATATTTGCGTAATAACAATATTACACTTATTGATCCGTCTAGCTCCGGGCAACCAGAGAAACAACCACTAAGCGATGTTGTTCCTGTTAGGGCAGATGTAATGCCGGGAACTAAAGATGATAAAGCAACTATAGATGAGGATATAAGAAATGACTAATATGACAATATCAGATGATTTAATTGCATTTGTAAAATTAGCAGAAGGATGCAGATTAACAGCATATCAAGATTCTGCTGGAAACTGGACAATTGGAGTTGGTCATCTAGGCGCTCATCCGGGCATGACTATAACACAAGATCAAGCAGACAAACTTTTACAAAATGATTTATATAAATTTCAGTTATCAGTAAATGATCTCGTCACTAATGATGATATAACACAGGGGCAATTTGATGCTCTTGTTGACTTTGCATTTAACTGCGGTGCAGGAAATTTACAAAGTTCAACTTTATTGACTGACGTAAATGCGGGTGACTTAGACGCTGCTGCTGCACAATTTATTCGTTGGAACCATTCGGGTGGTGTTGTAGTTCCGGGATTGACTAAACGTAGAAATGCTGAAGCAGCAATGTTTACTGGCGGTGACTGGCAGACAATTTTAAGCGGCGGGTAAAATGGTTGATGTAAATGACATTGTAAACAATATTAATAATTCGACTACTACGCAGCCGACGATTAACGACGGCACTTCAAATTATTTTTATGCAAATCAAATCGAGCATCTTGTTCAGCAAGTAATGAGAGTTTTTTCAAACTACTATTATGAAACTGGCGTAAACTATACTGGTGATACACAACTTTTGCCAATTCCCTGCAAATGGGGCGATGCTTCAAGAATGGTATCCTCTATACTTCAAAATAATTCGCAAAACACAGCAATCACTGCTCCTATATTTGCTGTCTGGATTAAAAATTTTGAACTGTCTCCGGAAAATAGAAGATTTCCAGTTGGTGAATCTCAGTTACAAGTTTCAGAACGTGCAATCGATCCACTAACTAGTAGATATAACGATAAACTTGGGGCACAATATGAAATAAATCGTCTTATGCCTATTCCTTACATCGTGACATTTCAAGTAGATTATCTTTTCACAAATGCAAGTCAACAATGGCAAGCACTAGAACAAATCGGAATGATATTCAACCCATCAATTGATATTCAATTAAACAATAACCCTTTTGATTGGGGCAATCTTACACAGATGGAGTTGATTGATATTAATTATAATTCAAAATCTATTCCTACTGGCGATTCAGATCAGTTGAACATTATGAGTTTTACATTTAAAATTAAACCATTCTGGCTTAACCCACCAGCAAAAGTTAAAAAGCTTATTCAAATTCGCAATGTTATTACCAGTGTTGGTAAAGATGATCCAGACTGTGATGGCATTATTAAATGGTGTAAAGATGATTTTTCACAATCAGTAACTACAATAGGAAATAATAAAGTTTCTCTTGCTGGTAATGAACTTGTATTGCTA